TGCGGCAGCAACTGTATTCCATAAAGAAGAGCCGAACAGTGCAAGGATGCGTTACATTAAAGAATACTATCAGGCAGCATCCGATGGTTTGTTTACTCTTGCTACACCTGTGTTGGCTGGCCTTGGCACTCCAACTAAACAGTTTTCTAGTTGTGTGCTTATCCGCAGTGACGACGATCTGGATAGCATATTTGCTTCTGGAGAGATGATGGCCAAGTATGCCAGCAAACGTGCTGGCATTGGTTTAGAGATTGGTCGCTTACGTCCATTAGGCAGTCCTATCCGCGGCGGTGAAATCATGCATACTGGCATGATTCCTTTTTTGAAGAAGTGGTTTGGTGATTTACGTTCATGTTCCCAAGGTGGCATTCGCAATGCAAGTGCTACAGTTTTTTATCCTATTTGGCATTTGCAGTTTGATGATCTCATCGTGCTTAAGAACAATCAAGGAACTGAAGAAACTCGCGTTAGACACATGGACTACGGAGTTGTACTATCAGCGTTCTTTTGGCGTAGGTTTAAAAATAAAGAAGATATTACTTTCTTTGATCCTAATGAAGTACCTGACTTGTACGAAGCCTTTTATTCAAATACAGAACGATTCGAAGAGCTGTATGTAAAATACGAAAAACAAAAGGGCCTACGTAAAAAGACCATGGCTGCTGAAGAAGTATTTAAAAGTGGCATCTTAAAAGAGCGTACTGATACAGGACGTATCTATCTTGTGTTTGTTGACAATGTAATGAACCAAGGACCGTTTGATCCCGAGTATCATACAATTTACCAAAGTAATCTTTGCTGTGAAATTCTATTACCTACAAAACCTTTTAAACGTCTTGATGATCCTGACGGTCGTATTGCTTTATGCACGTTGGGTAGTATTAACTGGGGAGCTTTCCGCAATCCAGAAGATATGCGTAGGGCTTGCCGTATACTTCAGCGTAGTTTGTGTAATATCCTTGATTACCAAGACTTCTTAAGTATTCAAAGTAAACTAAGCAATGACGAAATTCAGCCACTAGGTATTGGTGTTACTAATCTAGCCTACTGGCATGCCAAACGTGGATTACAATATGGCGAGAAAGATGCTCTGCAAGATGTTAAAAGCTGGATGGAGCATCAGGCCTACTATTTGACAGAAGCCACAGTTGAGTTGGCTAAAGAACGTGGTCCGTGTTTAGACAGTGCTAAGACACGTTACGGTCAAGGTACATTCCCGTGGGAGTTAAGAGCCAAGGGTGTAAATGAATTGGCTAATTTTGCTCCTGAACTTGACTGGGAAACCTTGCGAACCAATATGAAACAATATGGTGTTCGTAATGCTACATTAATGGCTATTGCTCCTGTAGAGTCTAGCTCAGTTGTTATTAACTCAACTAATGGTATTGAAATGCCTATGAGTTTAATTAGCACTAAGGAAAGTAAAGCAGGCTCGTTTACACAAGTTGTGCCTGAGTATCACAAGTTAAAGAACAAGTATCAACTAATGTGGGAACAGAAAGACTGCGATGGTTATTTAAAAACTGCGGCAGTGTTAGCAGCCTATGTTGACCAATCAATTAGTACAAACACATTCTACAATCCAGCGCACTGGGCAGATCGTAAAGTGCCAACTACGCTAATTGCGAAGAACTTGATGCAGGCTCACATGTGGGGATTGAAAACATTCTACTACAGTTTGATCAACAAAGCAGGTAGTAAGATGAAAGCTGAAGATGCTCCTACTATGTTAGAACCTATTAACTTTGACGATGATGGTGACTGTGAAAGTTGTAAGCTATGACCTACAGTTTTATTAGAAACGTCTTACTAGAAGGCAAGCCCGACAAGTTAGAAATTAAAAGTCTGCCCTATGAAATGGATGCTTTAGATCCAGCCATTTCAAAAATAACCTTAGAGTATCATTACGACAATCTTGCTAAAACTTACGCTAAACGGTATAATGCTGGCGAAGGTGATCCTGTGTTTAATGAAGCAGGCGTATTCCTACACAACATATTGTTTCAACAATATCAGAAGCCAAGTAATAACAAACCTAAAGGCGGTATACTAACATTCATTGAAGAACACTATACGTCATTTGACAAGTTCAAAGAAGAGTTTCTCAAAGTAGCAATGGGCATACAAGGCAGTGGTTGGGTCTATCTTGCTAAAGACGGCAAGATTAAAACTATCAAGAATCATGAAGTTAAAAAAGACATTGTATTATTAATTGATTGGTGGGAACATGCTTGGGCATTAGACTACCAAGCAGACAAGAAAAAATACTTAGAGAATCAATGGAAAATTATTAATTGGGAACACGTAAATGTTAGAAACGATATGTGACATTATGGTAGACGCTTACAAGCGTAACTGGATTACTAGTCGTGATGGTAACGTGTCAATACGTCATCATGACCGTGATCACTTTTACATTACCCCTAGCGGTGTACGTAAGCAAACTCTACAGCCAGATCAATTTAAAAAGATAAGCATTGATAGATCTATTCAAAGTGGCAGTGGCACTGCATCTTTTAATTATAATTGGCGTGACCTTCCTTATTCAGATATCAGTGCTAATCTAAAGCCTAGTGGCGAATTGCCGTTACACTTTGGTCTACAACGTGAAATGGGTCAGCATAGTAATGATGTTCGTGTAGTAGTACACGTACATCCAACTTATTGTATTGCAGCCATGCATGCCGGAATTGATTTAAGTACAATTAGTTCTGCATTTCCAGAACTTAATCGTTATACAAAGGTAGCACCCAATGTTGGAGATGTACCTCCAATTAGTCAAGAGCTAGCTGATCAATGTCATTATCGGTTAGAATTAGATGATCGTGGCAATATTGCCTACGACATTGTGGGTATTAAAGGACACGGGGTGGTTGCTATAGATACAAGTCCGTGGAGAGCATACGAACACATTGAAAGATTAGAACATATTTGCAAGATAGTACTTGCTTCAGGAAAATATTAAATGTCAAAACAACAATACAACTTAACACAAAAAACAGACTACCTAAGCCGTAAGATGTTTCTGGATCCAGCAGGCCCAGTTACTATTCAACGATTTGAAGAAGTCAAGTACAACAAGATTTCAGACTTTGAAAAGACAGCACGTGGATTCTTTTGGGTTCCAGAAGAAATCAGTCTAAGTAAAGATGCAAATGATTTTAAGGAAGCCAGCGATGCAGTTAAACATATCTTCACTAGTAACTTGCTTAGGCAAACTGCTCTTGACAGTTTGCAAGGTCGCGGCCCAAGTCAAATCTTTACTCCGGTCGTAAGTCTACCAGAACTAGAAGCGTTGGTCTATAACTGGACATTCTTTGAAACAAACATTCATAGTCGTAGTTACAGCCATATCATTCGTAACATCTACAATGTGCCAAAAGATGTATTCAATACAATCCACGACACACAGGAAATTGTTAGCATGGCATCAAGTATTGGCGCATACTATGACAAATTACATGTGATCAATTGCCGTAAAGAAACTGGTGAACAAATTGATGAATACGAACATGTAAAAGCAATCTACCTTGCTCTACATGCATCATATGGCCTAGAAGCTTTCCGCTTCATGGTATCATTTGCTACAAGTTTGGCCATGGTAGAGAACAAGATTTTTATTGGTAATGGTAACATTATCAGTTTGATCCTACAAGACGAGTTGTTGCACAAAGGCTGGACTGCGTTCTTGATCAATCAAGTGGTCAAAGAAGATCCACGCTTTGCACAAGCCGCACGTGACTGCGAAGCAGAAGTAATTCAAATTTATAAAGATGTTATTGCAGAAGAAAAGGCTTGGGCAGATTACTTGTTCAAGAAAGGACCAGTGATTGGTCTTAATGCTAACATCCTAAAAGACTTTGTGGATTACACAGCAGTAGGAGCACTAAAGGACATTGGAATCAAGTATTGGAACCCAGCATCAAAAACTACACCAATTCCTTGGTTCAACAAGCATAGTGATACTAGTAAGAAACAAACAGCATTACAGGAAAGTGAGTCAACTAATTATGTAATTGGTGTAATGAGTGATAATGTCGATTACGAATCACTTCCTGCAATTTAACATATAAAGATTAATAACTATGGTTAAGGCAACTGATTTTTTAAAAGTGTACGAATTCACTGTTAGAGTAAAACAAAGCTCTGGAAATACCATGTTGATCAAAACGACAACACAAGCCAGTTCAAGTGCAATGGCTAAACGGTTGGGTGAAGCTCAATATGGTAAAGGATCAGTTGTTGGGACACCTAAAGAAATTAAATTAACGTAAAGTAAAGAGATTATGAAAGCTATTGTTTGGAGTAAGAATCAATGCCCATATTGTGATCAAGCCAAGGCATTGTTGAAGCAAAAAGGTATTGAGTTTGAGGAGCGAAAAATTGGCGAGGGGTATACCCGAGAAGATTTATTAGAATCTGTTCCCACAGCTCGAACTGTTCCACAGATCTTCTTAGGTGAGCAATTAATTGGCGGTTTCCAAGAATTGCGTAAACACTTAACGGAGTCTGGAACATCAAATGGATAATGAAAATAACACAATAGACCTAGGCGGTTACGATAGTACATACGATGTGAATATGGACACTATCACACTTACTAGTCCATTAACAACAAGTATCACTTCCCCAATGTACACTTCAACAATTGTTGGCACGGGTGTTTCAAGTATTACCAGTCCATATACATTTACTACAACTGGTACTTCAAATATTGCTACTGGGTTTGTGACTAGCAACGGTACTTGGGCAACTGGCACAAGCACGCCAAGTATACAGGTTAAAGGCGATGCTGACTTTGATGGTGATGTAACACTCAAAGGTAAAAGTTTAACATCTTGGATGGAAACAATGGAAAAGCGTTTGGCTATTCTAGTACCTGATCCAAAGAAATTGAAAAAATTTGAGGCTTTACAAAAAGCATATAATCATTATAAAATGTTAGAAGCTTTATGCGATATTGAAGATGACCCAACAGAATAAAACACATGAGTTTTTAAAAAGACACGCAGTAAGAGTTTTAGATACTAACAAACGTGCTTACAGGCATTCTAAGGTAAATGTACAAATGTTTGCTTATGACGATGATTATAACAAATTTAATAATTTGTATCAAACTATTGAGACTGAAACATTATACACTGTAGAAATTGCTGAAAGTGAACTTGAAAGGATTGCATCCTTTGAAGATCAAGTGTTCAACCATATGTACAACAAAGGACATTACAATTTGTTTGAAACATTAATGGAACAAAAAGAAGAAGAACAGCTTTTGAAGAACAAATATCCAGCAGTTAAGAAAGCCTACGAGCACTATAGTTTATTACTCAAAATGGCAAAATCAGGCGACATTTAGTATTGACTCTTGCTAAAATATCTTGTATAATATCAAAAATATCTACTTAGATATACATTTTATCAATTAAGGAGTAACGTATGTTTGGATCGAGTTATACTGGCGGTTTGTCAACTTACCGTTCAGCACAGCAAATTAACAGTGCTATGGGTCGTGTTTACGGACATATGGCATTGGCAGTCATTACATCGATGATTGTTAGTTTTCTAGTTGGCAACAGCGCCGCACTAATGGAATTCTTTTTCACAGGTGCAATGAAGTGGCTTGTAATTTTTGCACCCTTGGTAGCAATTCTTGCAGTTAGTTTCAATATGGAAAAGATGAGCAAGAGTGCTTTGCAAATTTTCTTACATGGTTTTGCGGCCCTGATGGGATTGAGCTTTGCTACAATTTTTGTTGTTTACAATTTAGGTAGCATTGTATCAGCATTTATGTCAGCCGCAGTATTGTTCGCAGTAATGAGTGGTTATGGATACTTTACCAAAAAGAATCTTGACAGCATTGGTCAATTTATGTTTATTGGTCTTATTGCTATTATCATTGCCAGCATTATCAATATTTTTATTGGTAGTACTGTAATGCAAATGGTAATTAGTGCTATTGCTGTAATTGTGTTTTTAGGTCTTACCGCTTATGACACACAAAAGATTCGTGAGATGGTCAGTTTGGATAATGATGGTAGAGCAGAAGTAGCAGGAGCATTGAGCTTGTACTTGGACTTCATTAACCTGTTCCTAAGTTTGCTACAACTATTTGGTGGTCGCAAGGACTAACATGGAATTTACCCTGCTAGTTTTACTAGCACTTTTTTCAGTTAAGCATTTCCTTGCAGATTTTGTATTCCAATCGCAACACATGATAGAAACCAAAGGCATCTATGGTGCCTCTGGTGGATTACATCATGCATTTGTACATGGTATGCTGACAGCATTTATTTTGCTACCAATTATACCGCAAGTCATTATTATATTACAACTGGCATTTGTTGATGCTTTCTTGCACTATCACATTGATTGGGCCAAAATGAAAATTGGACGCAAGTATAATTATACTCCTTCAGATAGAGCGTTCTGGTTTTGGATTGGACTAGACCAATTATTACATTATTTGACTTATATAGGAATTACAGCGTGGGTATTTTTAATCATCACGTGATAAAATATGAAAATTAAAAAACAGTATGAAATGAATGAAACTGCATGGATCCATATTGGCGACGGCAAGTTACACAAGGGTAAAGTAATTGATATTTTTGACTTAGAACATGCAGGTTACAGTAAAGATATTGAATTTTACATAGTTGAGTTACCATCATCAATAGAACCTTTATTGGAAGTTAGAACTTGGGAAAATATGAGCCAAGATGCAACTGGTCCAATTGGTGCATACAGAGAAATCAAACAAGGGTTTAGTACTAAAAAGTATTTGGGTAAAATGGGAATTGAACTTCCATATAGCCAAACTGCTCCTGTGTTAGCAGATCAACAAGAAGATTTTGATGTATTGGATCCTACTCCAGAACAAGTCAATGCGGCTATTGAACGTGCAGAACAAGCCAAAAAAATGATGTACAATTCTCCCGCAGTAGACAAGCCAAAACGCTACTACAAAAAGAAACCAAGCAAGGTCAAAAACATTTGACGTAAGTCTATCTGTCATGTATAATATTATTACAAATACTATTTGATATGACGGAATCTATTGATAACAAACACAAGAGGCAACGTAATTCTTATTGGCGAAGGATTCGTGAATGCCGTCATGATTATTTAGAATCAAATCCTAATATAAAGCATTTAATTAGCAATGCTGGATTTTATCAATACCTACAAGAAAAATTTGGTATCAAGCTCAAATTTGATAACTCAGGAAATATATCTGAGGACTTTGAAATAGTTGATCCAAAAAGATACATGCTATTCCTTTTGAGATATCCTGATGTCTAAAGCAATCAAATTATCATTATCCCAGTGGGAGGATATCAAACTCAAAATGACCAAGGATCAAACGGTGTCCAAAAGCACCTTGCTCATTAGAGAAAAGATGAAACAACGTTTGGGATTCACAGTTAGAGAACATTCAGAATGGGTGCATTATAAAAAGCCAGACGGCGGATACAAAGAATTAGTACACAACATACATTTAGATTTTTACAGTGAACCTAAACGCACAATGTTTTTGCTTCGTTATTCAGAAATTATAGATGAAAAAGAAAAGACTTTTAACCGATAGAATGGGCGGCCCAGAATATCAATTGGTATTAGATGAAGGTCGTGTGTATGGTGCTAGATACTATACGGTACAGCCTATGGGTTGGGGATTCTACGGACATCATGTCAAGTGGGATGAAATGGTAGCATGGTGTGTAAAAACATTTGGACCAACTACTGAGGATGGAGTATGGACTCCTAGTAGTCGTTGGTATGTTAACAATGCTAAATTTTGGTTTAGGCACACCAAAGATCAATTGTTGTTTGTATTGAGGTATTCATAATGGGCATGTTATACGAATATGATAGTATTGAACAAGATATTATCAATCGTGCGGGCAAACAGATGGCAGAGGAAATAGACTTTACCATTCTCACAGACTTGTTGTGCGATATTGGATGGACTCGAGTTAAACTTGCACCTATGACACATGAGAAGATTTCAGAAATTGATCAATGGGTAACAACTAATATCCAAGGCGATTTTAAAGACATGGGACGGGTTTGGGTATTTGAACTACCCAAAGACGCATCATGGTTTTTATTGAAATGGGGTTCATGAAAGAAATCAAAATACCAGGCATTGATGCAAACAAAACTATGGACATTGTACGAGAACTTAGAGAACAAGGTTTGAAGCAAGGGATAGATTTTGATTTTAGTTATATGCAAGCAAAATATTCTGATGATAACTGGTCCCTTATTGAAGGGAAACATTCATTGTTTAAATTTTATGATGACAAATACGCTACATTGTTTGCTTTAAGGTATGCAAGTTCATGATTGCTAATAAAGAATATCACGGAATAGAAGTAGCCAATTCATTGCCTGAGCATATAGTTGATTGGCTAAATGAAAGAATAGGCGAACGCAGATGGTTTGTAAGAGGTGGCTTTGGCAGTAGAATTGTCTATTTTGAAAACGAAAAAGACCACATGTTGTTTTTATTAACATGGGGTCGACATGATGAATAGACAAGCCATTACTAATGGCTATTTAGGAGAAGTACCAAAAAAGGTAACATACAAATATATGCAAATAGAAGATAGGGTACATGAGGTACATGACGCTGTTGTACACACGTTTAATATGGGTGACGTTGAAGATCCTGTATTATATGCCGCCGAGCCATTGATTGCTTGGCAAAACAGTGATGCTGGCAAATGGGTGATGGAAAATGCTATTGAAACTCCTATGTGGCACAGACATACAGACAATATAAACTGGGGACATACATTTGCTGTAACAGCTAAATTAAAAGCAAGGGATTATTCATATTTTTTATTAAAATGGGGTGAGAAAGGCACTCGATCAAAATGACTAGAAGAATTAACGCAATCGTAGCAGTGGATGATAATTGGGGAATTGGCAAGGATGGCACAATGCCTTGGCCACACCTATCAGAAGACCTAAAACGTTTTAAAGAATTAACAGACGGCTCAATGATTGTTATGGGTAAAAATACTTGGCTAAGTTTACCTAAACGTCCCTTGCCAAACAGAGAAAATATTATTGTTACTAGAACACTAGATGACGATTTCGCTATCAAGGTTCAAGGTGACCCAAAAACGATAATTAATAAGTTAAAGCAAGCAACTGACTTGGACATATGGATTATTGGTGGTGCTGAAATTTACCGTCAATTTTTACCATTTTGTAACAGTGTATATATCACTAGAATCTATGGTGAATATGAGTGTGACACCAAATTCCCAGAAGCTGTTTTAACTAGACATTTTACACTAGATTATGTACAGGACAATATAGTGGACAATGATGTAGAAATTTGTTACGAAATATGGGAAAAAAATGACTTTTTTAATTAAGAAACCAGCAAAATCAGGCGATGTTGTAACAATTAAGCTCAGTACTGCTGAAGAACTAATAGCACGTTTAGATGCAGAAGACGATGCATTCATTACAGTAAGTAGACCAATGACATTGAGCTACGGAGCACAAGGTGTTGGAATGACTCCTTGGTTGATCACTGCTGAAAACGACAGTGGAATACAGATATCCAAAAAGCGCATAATGGTAATGACGCCTACCATGAAAAAGGCTGCTGAACAATACATTGAAGGCACTACAGGTATTAAAGTTGTAGGCTGATAAATATCCAAAAGAGGATAATTTGAATGCCTACGATTCCAAGAATCAATAACTTTATTGTTCAGTTCCCGCCGTACACAGTCACTGGGGTGCAAAGCGGTCCAGGAGTTGCTACTGGATTAACTACAATACCAAATGCTAACATTACATTAGCAATACCAGATAATAGCTTAGAACTTTATGCTACTGGTGCGGCACTTGCAGGTATCGCATCATCAGTAGTTTCTTTAGCAACCGCCCTTCAAACTGTAATTGAACCTACTGGAGGAGTAAGAGTTAAAGACTTACTTGATCCTTATCAATACCAAGTAATAACGCAAGCATTAACAGCTAATGCACAACCTACCCCACCAGGCACTCCAGTCGCAGTTGTTACTTCTAATCCTTTAGGTGGAGCAATGGCTGTAACTGGTACTTTAACCGGATTAGCCGCAGGAGCAGCCGCCGCCGCTTCAACCGCAGGATTGTCTGCAACATCATTTCTTAGTGGTTCACTAGTAACTGGTAGTGGAGCGTATGTAGGAAATGGATTCCCTGACTATTTTGCACCGTTGACCCTTATTAATTCTTCTCTTGGAATTATAGGAACTGCCCTTGGTACTATGGCAACACTGGTAAATGCATCAGTAGATGTTCCAAGTAGATCATTAGCTTTAAGAAGTGTACTTGGTATATTCCAAGTAGCTCTTAATCAACAAGCCGCAGGCATTGCTGGCAGAGTTGCACCAACACCAACGATTTAATTATGCCAGCACAACCTATATCACGAATTGGAGATGTTGCAGGTGGGCTTATAGCGTCAGGGATGCCTACAGTATTAGCAGGCGGAGTTCCTGTAGCTCGAATTGGCGATGCAGTTAGTCCACATGGACAAGGAATACACGCTGGTAGCTTGATTGCGAGTGGGAGTGCTACCGTTTATGCTGGCGGAATCCCAGTCGCAAGAATAGGTGACACAGCTTCCTGTGGTCACCTAATCACTAGCGGACAAGTTAATGTCGTTGCTGGACCTTAATTACCAAAGGTCTTTGGTATCTGGTTTAAACTCGTTAAGTGGTTTTGGCAAAGATTGTTTAAAACCACTCTTCTTCAATTGGAAAATCAAAAACGTAGTTCCAAAAATATCTTGATGCTTACCACTTGACGTCATCATATAATAAGTGGGCAATGTTTCCTTAACATCTGCAGGCAGTTCGTCAAACTTTTCCTTAGTAGGTTCAAACTTAACACTATGTACCTTTTGATACCAATTATGATATGAACTGTGTAGTTTCTTCCAAAACTTATTCAATGTGCGTGTGCCAGTAAACTCACACTCAAATGTAGTCCACATAATGTCAGTCATTTTCTCAATCATCTTGTCAGTTAGGGCAATGCCTGCACTGTCAAATTCTCTAAACAGATTGAACAACATAACAACTTCTTTGTTTTCAACACGACGATCCTCATAAGTCTTACGACGCTTCCAATACTTACAGAAGTACTCAACGTGTTTAAGAGGCACAGCATCATCTGTAAAGTCAACAACTTGTGTAATAGCACCAGGTTCACTGGTGTCACCATAGTCTTTGCTAGTTAGGAACAAGCCTGCATCTTCAAGCATGAGTTGTTTTTGGTTAGCGAGTACCCAATCCAACCGTGTTGCATTATCAAGTCTCACACCAAATACCATATTGCTAAACAATGCCAGTGGACTCAAGGGCTCTTTGCCTTCATCACTGTTAAGAACAATAAAGTTTTCACGAATCTCTGCTTTGTCGTGTGTATCATAAATGACTACAGGAACATCAATAACACTAGCACTCTGTTCATAGATCATTACATAGATAATGTAAAGCACAATACTAGTATGTTGGCCGTCCCACGCAATCATTTTACCAGGCAAGGCGGGGTCTTCATATACGTTGATGCCCATGATTTTTGTCTGTTTAAAATTCCTTAGAATTTTGATAACGTGTTGCCACTGCAAAGGACGATTCATTGTGTCGTCAATGCGAAGGTCGGACAGTTTACACTTTGCCGCACGAGCAAGACGTATTTGATCGTGTGTCAATTTTGGATTGTTTTTCTTAAACTCTTTGATAGCCATCTCAAGCTCATCAGCGGCTGTGTCAACGCGAGTGCAATAGTCTTCAATACGTTGTTTAATAGAAACAAACTTACTGGCAGTTTGAGCAAAACGGCTGTTAACAAACTGAGCACGGGTCATTGGCTTTTGGATTAGTGAAACTGAGTTAACCATTTTTAACCTTTCAAGGTACGTTCGTTGTCTTTAAAAGTTTCGTCGTTAGCAAGTGGTTGCAACAAATGAATCAATGCGCCTTCTACAGCACTACGTTCAGTTTCTTTATGAAGAATGATATAATTAAGTGTCCATTCTTTTGGAGTGATATTTACGTTCTCACGTAGCCAACGCCAACCGTCTGTGTCAGTTGTTCCTGCTTTAAGCTCATTATGAGCTTTTTGCCAATGTTTAGATTGGCGATTTTTAATTTGACCTTTGCCTACATAGACAACATTATCGCCTTCACTTAGAATATAAATTCCGTTATGGCGACTAGGAACATCTGCATAGTGTTTAAAGGGTTTGGTAACAATGCTGGCTTTGAGATCAAAAAAGTCCAAAACTTTTTGAATTGTCTGCTCTACCATTTTGTGCCTTTCTGTTAGTGTTTATAGTGTATATTATAGCATGGTTTTATCTATAAGTCAAGAGCTTTATTTGGTAATTTACCCAAAAAGAAAGAGCCCGAAGGCTCCTTCACTATTTTATTTGACAAGGCATAGTTGCCCCGGAAGTGCAGTTTCTTAGGCTGCTAAAGCGTAACGGCTTTCGTTAGCTGGAAGATCCCAGACGAAAGTCATTACTTCTTCTTCGGTTGTATTTGCGTTTGCATTTACTAGTTTTGCTTGATTTAGAGTCATCGCCTACTCAGTTGCCGTCTCTACTATCTACCCCTGTCGAAACCATGGCTGGCCCATCATAAGAGTACTAGCGCAAAAACTACTAAGACAACCACTACTCCTATTGCTAGGTGGGTCAAATCGTCGTTCATACTAATCTCCTTATGGTGGACCAGGCGGGAGTCGAACCCGCGTCCAAGAGTCCTTCGCTTTGAAGGGATTACAACTATTCTTTAAGCTGGCTGAATGTTACTAGCCTGCTCACCTTTCATACCCATCGTGATTTCAAATCTTACACTCTGACCTTCTTGCAGTGTTTTGAAACCACTTGAATTGATCTGAGAGAAATGAGCAAAAAGGTCTGCTCCGCCATTGTCCGGTGTAATGAATCCAAAACCTTTGGCATCGTTAAACCATTTTACTTTTCCTGTTACCATTTTACGTTCTTTCCTTAAATTAACATAATATTGTTTTTACAAATTCTGTATAAACAACTCTTTTGACGCACCCACAACAATGTCCTGCGTCTAGACCTGTAGGGCCTTTCACCCTAGCAACTGATTATATCAGTTTACCTTTGTGGATAAACTTATTTAATCATTATTTTTTCTATTACCTTTATCACGAGCAGGTTTCACTTGTGCGGCTAACTCTGCTTGAATCATAGCACGTTTCCATGCGCCTTTTTGATGCGCATCTTTAAATGTACCCAAAGCTAGACTCGCTTTGGTCATGCCGCTCATACGATAATTTGATGTTGGTTTCATTTTTCTTCCTTTTCAATTTGAATAACTGTTATATTGGATTTTTCTAAAAACGCAATACCGTCAGTATTACGATAGCTATCTCGATAGAATACTCTTTTAATTCCACTTTGATATATTAGTTTGGCACAGTCTAAACAAGGAGCATGAGTAATAAAAATATCAGCATCCAAGCCACTGTCACTCGATCGTGCAAGTTTAGCGATTGCATTAGTTTCCGCATGAAGTACCTCTGGTTTAGTTTTTAGAGAAGTTGTATCGTCTGAATGTTGGATAATGTCTTCGCAGTTGTTATCCCATCCAGCCGGCATACCATTATAGCCAATACTAATGATGCGATCATCTTTGACTACAATAGCACCCACATGAAGTCTACGTGCATGACTAAGTTTGGCAAACCTATCAGCAACATCCATATAGGCTTGCAAAAACTTTTCTTTTATCAAAGAAGATTTTCCTTCTTAAGGATATCAACTACATCATTAGTCAATGCAATTTCGGTCCTAACATTCAACTCAAGAATTTCATCGTTAAGTTTTTGTTTTTGTTTTTTGAGATCCTGAACCAAAGTCTTCACTGCATCTAATTGTTCAGAAGTTTGAACAGCAGTCGTTACATCATCTTCACGACCATACAGGCTAGCACGGCTTTCTTCCTTACGGTTGCGGATCTTTTCCAACTTACCTTTGATAACATCAATAGAAGTTTGTTTGTCACTGCTAACAATGTCTGCTAGTTGTGCAATTCGTTTATCAATGTAAGCGGCTTGCGTTAGTTTGGCATCAACACCGCTGGTTGCATTTGCAGAACCAACAAGACCTCGAATGCTAAATTGTGCTACTAGCAAATCGCTTCTGCGTTTGTCGTTGGCAAACAACTCTTTGTTTGCGTCATTCAATTTTGTTTCTAACACTTCAAACTCGTTAATAGTAACTGATGTTTGAATTTTAATTTGCTTGATAGCTTCTGCAATAGCATTTTGCAGGGCACTTGCTTTTCGAAGTGTGATGTTCATGTTGTTTCCTTTGTTCTTACAGTTTACTTTTTCTTAGGAATTTTGTCAAGCTGTTCCATACCAATCTTGCCTTCTTGGATTTCTAGTAAAGCAGTGACTACAGGGTGCGTGTGATCAAATCGATCACTATGTGAATTCTGTCTTTTAATTTCTTTAGCTCGCACAGCGCCAATTAAAACCATATTGAATCTATTTCCGCCTGAGTTAACTACACAAGAGTCCATGTCAAGAGATGGACCACGGCTTTCAAATTTTGATTTCATTTATATACCTATCGTTATGTTTAAGACGGTTCAGTAAAAAGGTAAGCAAATAGCTGGACAATATGCAATTGACAATTCGTTCCAGTGATTAACCTTCGCTTACAACTTTCAACATACAAGAAACCAAATTTTTCTAGGTAACAATGAACAGAGCTTTCGCTTGAATTATCCTAGAGCACTTGGTTACGGAGCCTCATCAGGGCAATGTTCAGTAAACGATTTAACTCGTTAACTGTATGCTATTCCTCATCTCCTCTTTACCTTGCCGGACAGTTCAGTTTCCCTTACTGTCAAATTTAATTATAACTGAATGAGTGAACGAAGTCAAGTTCTTTTTTCTAATATTTTGTCAGCTAGCCCAATATCAACTAACTCTTGAGCAGTTAGATAAACATCAGTTGAATTGAGTAACTTCTTTTTGATGTTGGTATTGTTCATACCACTTGCTGAACGTAATACTGACAGCATTCTTTCATTACAAAGATCAGCTTCTTTGAGCCCAGCTCTTATGTCATGATATTTGGCATCGTCGGTACTATCGCTAAATTGGTGGCACATTATGCCACAGTTTTCTGACACAATTCTGTGTCCTTTGATTCCTGATACAAAAATTAAAAAAGCCGCACTCATGATACTGCCCACAGCAATAGTTCTAATTGGACGAACGCTGGCTTTCATAATATCAATTAGAGCAAGTGCATCGTAAAGACTGCCCCCAGTGCTATTGATATACAGGGTTAATAACTTGGATTGATCTTGCGAATTAAAATTTTCGTAAACAATCCATTTTATGGTTTTGGTAATATTCTCATCTTCAATTTCCCCAGTTAGGAAATGGACACTTTTGTCCTGTAAGAATAAGTCTATTAGTGTTTCGCTGTCGTGATTGGATGTTTGTGCTTGTGACTTGCTCATAGGTTCCGCTGTTAATTTGACTATATTTACCCAAATCTAAGTCAAATTCTAGCTTATTTTGATACCCATTTGTGCCAATGCCCTTGAAAACAATGCCTAATTTCGTGCCCTAAAGTGTCTAGGCTTGTCTTCTCTCCAACAATAATCACGCAATAATTCTTAGTCCAAAAGCTACATGCCATAGGGTTAACATAATTTGGCTTAATTTGGTAAGACATTGCCTTTTTGTCACATGCTTCTTTGACATTACTGGCAGTTTCGATACTAACTTGTGTGCTACTAGTGATGCGTTTGGTAAAGTCAAACAGTTGATCTGACGGGATATTGGATTCTTCATAGGCTAGAGCATTTGTTGCAAAAACCATGGTGGTCAAAATTGCTAAAATTTTCATTTTAAATACCTGTGTGTGTTAAAAATATGTGGCCGGGAGGGTTTGAACCTCCAAGGGCGTTGTCTAAGACGTTGCCCGACCCATAGCATCGCTTCCCAGCGAGCTTGGAGCTTTTCCTATTTGCTCACGGCCACATATATAATTATACTACCTTTTAGAACTTTGTCAACCATATTGATAAAATCAGTCCCCAATGGGTCTCATAGTTCGCCAATCGTCAATATTAGGTTTTTCATCTGCATCATAAGTCCAACCCAGAGCCTTCATCATGCGGTGTTTAACCAAAAGGTTTGGACTGCGAAAGCGACCAGTGTCTTGGAAGCCCAACATTACACCAACTTCACAAACTGCTCCAGACCGGCAGATGCCAGCAAAGCAGTGTACCACAACATTCATTCGATTTTCCAATGCGTGTTGTAGCAAACGGACAAGTTCGTTGGCTTGCTCTTGACTGCACTTCATTGCTTCTTCCAAAACTTGATCTTTTTCCTCTACATCCAAAAATTCAAAGTTATGAATCTCTTTGAACTTATGGGCAGGAGTAGGACGCCAGCTAGCAGGATCAGTAATGCTGATCAGCATACTATTCTCTCCGGCTTCATGATGGAATCTTTTTGGGATATCATCAGCCGCTACGTTTTCAATCCAAGGCATAATATTCTCCTAGACCATTATATCTATTTGATTAGGAAGATTGTGTTTAGTTACAACTCCCCGATTATCGTAAACTTCAATACTGTTGTGATAGATTCGTGTAACTGTGGCACCGTCTGGATAGGCAGTTACTTGTACAGTTTCTTGATGTACAACACCCCTGCCTATACTACCAGTTGGCATCACTCCAGTGAAACTGCGATCAAATGTTGTAATTGGTACAATAGAATCTATCATTGTCGTCTTTTCGTTGCGCCAATGCGTGATGTTTTATTCCACGTATAAGCAACACCATCTGGGGTCTTACCATTTTCCACTGAGTCTACACCAAACTTACCCACTATCTCAAATTCTAAACCTTTGATAGTTACAAACTCATTCATATGTTTAGCAAGATTCATTGCTTCAGCCAGTGTAAGAACCTTAAAGGTTTCTTCTTTTCCTATTACTTTATACATCCTTAATTATTACCATTCACTTTCATATTCTTCTTCATAAGTTTCACTCATATCAATTATGTTGTTAAGATCACTGGCACCACGACGAATGTAAGATTTACCGCCATCGGTAAAAATTTCTCCGCACTTACAACGAACGAAGTCGTGCCTGTTCTTACTTTCAATAATGTCTTCACATAGGCGACATTGACATTTATTTGTTACTACTACTTCACGAATTCTAGTTACCACAAACTTCTCCTATGTGTTTGCACGTGCCACGGAAAGTAAATCCAGGACATGTACAAGTTTTTGTTTCTTTATCCACAAAGTAAACATTACCTTTGGATCCGTTAACCTCAATCAAATTGCTTTTTGCAGTTGAGCCAAATAGTTGTTTGTCTGCTTTAACAAACTTGCGTCCACTCTTGCTAAAATTTTTGATACCGTTTTTAAAAAAGAAAGGTTCTTTCTCTCCTTGCTTAATGTAAGCAACCAAAGTGGTGCCGTCCAAAAGATATGTGTGATTTGGTGCTTTGTGATCGCCCCAATCTGTTATTTCTTTTAACGCTTCCATTAGTTAACCTTTCTTTATCTGCTATGCTAACAGTATAACATCAGTATTCTGGTTTTGTCAACCAATAAAAAACCGTTGTAAAAATACAACGGTTTTAGACTTACTATTTGATATTAACGGTTCGCTACGTACATTGTAACTTCGAAACCGAAACGCATTTCTGTTGCTTCTGGTTTAGTCCACATAGTAATTCTCCTTTGTTAACAAAATAAGTACTTGTCTTGCATTAGTACTTATAAACATTATACGGGAAAACTACCATAAAATACATACTGAAAATCATTAAAGATGTCTAGTGTTAGATGCTGGTTACGAATTCCAGCGATACCTTATCTTGTACCCGATTTCAACTCCAATACTTAGATGAATCTAAATTATCCCAATACTCTTTGTTATTGCGGTTAATGAAGTTCTTAATGAGATATGCCGCCATACCAAAGTATCCCATCTTTTTAAAACGTCTACTGTCCTGTCCAAAGTGATGATTAAGTATTCTAAACTTTTTAGGGCTGTATTGACGGGACAAGAAGAAATCTTCGCTTGTGGAAAACTTTTCAGGAAAGCCTCCGTATTCTTCAAAACGATCTCTGCGGGTCAGCATAAATGCCCCAACAGCAAACGGACTAAAGTACTTTAGAACATTGTTTATTATATTAAAAATACTAAATCCAATTTGTGCCACAATGTTTTTGTCATAGCAACGAGCGTTCAGACCAATTAAATCTAAATTATGTGTTTCTATTTCACGGACTGCATCTTGTATAACAGTATCTTTGAAGAAACGTACATCGCTGTCAATGAAAAGAATGTAGGGGGTGGTAACTAATTTGGCACCACGGTTCTTTGCAAGAGATACAGGTCCGCCTTCGATAACTTCTACATTCAACTCACCTTTCATTATCTCTATAACTTCTCGTGTTTTGTCTGTAGAACAATCTGCAATAATAATTCTAGTTTTGCCTATGCCTTGCTGGCGTAGGTGCATTAACAGATGCGCTATGTAATTCTCTTCATTTTTACAAGGAACTACGATGGTAATTTTTTCACTGAGTTTCATTGATCACTTTCCCTCGTCCATGTTACGATTTCCCAGCGACCATCATGATGCTCTACAAGTGCTGTACAAGATTCTACCCAGTCGCCGTCATTCATATAGATTACGCCATCTATTTCTTTAATTTCTGCGTGATGTATGTGTCCGCATATTACTCCATCAAAGCCACGCTTCTTACAGTAAGCAACTAGATTCTTTTCAAACTGAAATATAAAGTCTACTGCCTTCTTAACCCGTGCTTTAAGATATTTGCTTAAACTCCAGTAGCCAAAGCCCATGCGATGACGTAGCCAATTAAACTTGCTGTTGGCAGATAGTATAAAGTCATAGGCTTTGTCGCCAAGGAATGCTAACCACGGAGCAAGACGAGTAATGCCATCGAACAGATCTCCGTGTGTGACTAGATAGTGTTTAGTATCAACACCTATGTGTTCAAATTGATTTACAATCTCTACATTACCAAAGTTAATACCATAAGGCATTAAGGGTCTTAAGAATTCATCATGATTGCCTGCTACGTAGATTACTCGTGTGCCACGTTTAGCGTGTCCAAGTATACGTCTTACAACATTGGTGTGACTTTGCTTCCAACGCCATTTGTTTTGTTGTATGCGCCAAACATCTAATATATCTCCAACGAGATAAAGTGTTTCGCATGTATTGTGTTTAAGAAAATTATTAAGTCTATCTGCTTGACTATCTCTAGTTCCTAAGTGTACATCAGATATAAAAATAGAGCGATAAGTTTTTAGCATCGTGCTAATATTTATCGCTCTATTACTGATCTAAATGTTACAGTTGTGTTACATTAGATTCTTACCAAAGTCCATTTGTGTGTAAACGGTTTGCCTTCGGCCTTTCGTTTCAAGATTTTCTGGAACTCTTCTTTACGAAGCTCTGCAATCTTCTTGGCGTTATGGTCGACGCAAGCCTTGTACAGTTCAACTAAAAGTTTTTTCTGTTTCATGGTTGTGTCCTCCTGACAAGTATTTAGTTACGAATGATGTAATCAAAAGCACCTAATGCCGCATTAGCACCACTGCCCATGCTGATAATGATTTGCTTGTAAGGTGTATTAGTACAATCACCTGCGGCAAATACACCAGGCATGTCTGTACGACCATGCGTATCAACTACTAGTTCACCAAATCGAGTGCGTTCAATTCTATCACCAATCCAGTCTGTGTTAGGAACAAGACCAATTTGTATGAACACTCCTTCAAGTTCAAGATGTTGTTCAGTGTTAGTATCACGCTCAACATACTTGATACCGTTTACTTTATCTGCACCTGTAATTTCTTTTACCTGTACATTTTTGTGTACAGTTACATTTGGCAAACTATATAGACGTTTTTGAAGTACAGCATCTGCTTTGAGTTCTGGCATAAACTCAAATACAGTCACATGCCCAACAATGCCTGCAAGGTCAATGGCGGCTTCTACACCACTATTGCCACCGCCAATAACTGCCACGTGCTTGCCTTTGAACAGTGGTCCATCACAATGTGGACAATAGGCTACGCCCTTGTTCTTAAATTCAGCTTCGCCAGGAACGCCCAAATTTCTCCAGCGAGCACCTGTGCTAATAATAACAGTTTTAGACTTTAATTTGGCGCCAGACTCTAATTCAACTTCAATCATGTCTTTCTTAGCAATACTCTTGGCACGTTGTAAGTTCATAACATCAACTGCGTATTCTTTAACGTGTTCTTCAAGTTGTGCGACTAGTTTAGGACCTTCTGTGTACTTGGTACCAATAAGGTTTTCGATACCCATTGTGTCCATAACCTGCCCACCAAATCGTTCAGCAACAATGCCTGTGCGGATACCTTTACGTGCCGCATATACTGCCGCACTAGCACCTGCTGGCCCACCACCAATAACAAGTACATCGTACTCCTTACCATCAATGTCACTTACATCTGCTTGACTGCCCATCTTGGCTAGAATTTCTTCTAAGGTCATACGACCACTACCAAATGCTTTGCCGTTAAGCTCAACATAAGGAACTGCTAGAATGTTCTTAGCAGTTACTTCGTCTTGGAAGGCTGCACCGTCTACCATAGTGTGCTTGATGCCAGGATTCAATACACTCATAATATTAAGTGCTTGAACAACATCTGGACAGTTGTGGCAGCTTAGGCTAATGTAAGTAGTGAATGTGTAGTCACCTCGAATATTCTTGATTTGGTCAATAACTTTGTCGTCTACTTTTGGCTTACGTCCACTTACTTGTAGCAAAGCCATAATCAAACTGGTGAACTCATGACCCATTGGAATACCGGCAAACGCTATGCGTTCTCCAACTCTAAATGAAGGACTGCGGGTACCATCCAATGCGCCAGGTTCAACTGTTACTAGACTTGACATAGACGCAATCTCGTTCAGTAAATCGATCATGTCTGTGCTGGTGCTACTGTTGTCAGTCCAGGTAGTAATAGTCACAGGACCTTCCATCAAGGCAAGATACTGCTCGAGCTGAGCTTTAATGTTTGCGTCTAATGTCATTTTTACTCCTTAGATCTTACCTACTAGATCCAAACTTGGTGTCAATGTGGCGGCACCTTCTTTCCACTTAGCAGGGCAAACTTGACCTGGGTTAGCGGCGGTGTACTGTGCTGCCTTCAACTTGCGAAGTGTTTCACTTACATCACGAGCGATTTCGTTGCTGTGAACTTCAGCAGTCTTAACATGACCTTCTGGATTGATAATGAATGTGCCGCGAAGTGCTAGACCTTCTTCGTCGATGTGTACACCAAAACCACGTGTTAGAGTGTGTGTTGGGTCACCAACTAGTGGGAACTGTGCCTTACCTACTGCTGGACTTGTCTCATGCCATACTTTGTGGCTAAAGTGTGTGTCAGTAGTTACAATGTAAACTTCTGCACCCATCTTTTGAAACTCTGCATAGTTTTCTGCGGCATCTTCAATTTCTGTAGGGCAGTTGAATGTAAATGCGGCAGGCATAAAAATAAGTACATTCCATTTTCCTTTTAGGGTTTCATTTGAAACTTCAACGAACTTGCCGTTGTGGAATGCTTGAGTTTTAAACTCTGGTACTGGTTTGTTAATCAATGACATATACTTCTCCTTTGTGTGTAATGTGTCAACATAAATTTAGAACAAAAGTTCTATACATTTATTATACATGTAATTATCCTATTAATCAAGCAAATTAATAGGTTTTTGCTATTTTATTTTTCAATGATCTTCATTAAAGAAATTAATAAAGAATTAAACGCTTACGCTAATATACTCGTAATTGACTGTTTCTTCATTTTCACGAAATACTACTGCACCGTTCTTTAAATGGAAACGACGAGCCATTTCTGTTTTAGGACTTAGGGTAACGAATCTTGTTATGGTTGGGAATGTTTGCTTGATTTGACTCACGGTCTCACGTAAGAGTTCAACACCAGCACCAGGAGCGTAACTCCAGATGGTATAAAAAATTGCTGTGGTTGGAACATTCGATTCCAAAGTCAGTTCACTAACTGAACTAGGAACAAAATCGTGTAGGCTAACGCAAACGATAGCCTTAGGTTTATCATTTTCTACAAGAGTACTTACAAATTTATGCTTGCCAATTCTAAAATCAACAGATAACTCTGGGCGAACTGGGTCGTCCTTGATGTATTCTAAAATTGGATTAGTGATGTCTTGTATTAAACTTAGCATATAATCTTACTTATACCTAAAGCAAGAAAACTGCTAGTTTAATGAAAAACCCTGAAGCAAGTATTATATACTATGTTCAGGGCCGTGTTACTTGGAGCGGGAGACGAGGTTCGAACTCGCGACATCTACCTTGGCAAGGTAGTGCTCTACCAGCTGAGCTACTCCCGCATAAAATGTTGTCCCAAATATTCATCTAAATGAATAATGTTACAACCTGTTGTTACATTCTTACGAAGATAGGTTACAATACCTTCGTCACTTTCCACAAATGTCTGTATGTCTGTATTGCTGTTTAATACACTGGCTTTATAAGCACCGCCAGTTTCAGTAGTACGTTCGTGATATAGCTGTGCTGGCAATGGGAACAAGTATTTGTTGCACCATGTCCAAGTGATATTCCTATATTCAGAAGGTCTAGCGGTAATAATTGCATATTCCCCTTCTGGATTAAAGATTGGACGCATATACATTGTGAGTCCGTAAAAGTCTTCCAATCCTTTAATAAAAGGAATTTGATCGCAGTCCGGAATCAAAACTCCGTCTAAATCAAATGCAATCTGTAACTGTTTTGAATTTGTTGTCATCTCTAAACCTTACGCCACGTTCTTCAATTGAGATTGGCTTAAAGAAACAAGCCATATCATCAGCCCAAAAATCTAACATTTTTCCATACAAACAAGCCTTGTCTGGACAAAATAAATCAAGCATTACACAACCAAGAGTGTACTCAATAGTTGGATTGTGCTCTTTCATAAAACTATGAATTTGTTTTTGAGTGCCACCACTTACAAAGTTTTCATCGATAAACACGATTCTTTTGCTGGTGCTTTTTGCAGGAACAAAATGTCCATGTTTAGGATTGTAGTAGCCTAAATCTAAATTCAATTTTTGAGCAATGAATGTAGCAAATGGCATACCGCTTCTAGCCACGCCAATAATTTCATCTGGATTGTATTTGGCCACTTTTTCCATCAATGCATCACAATACTGCATCATTTCATCATAGCCAATTGATCTTGCTGGTAACGGATAATCTTCTTTAGTCATGTAGTAATTATACTGCCTTTAGAAATGTTTGTCAAATAATTTGGTAGGTCCTGACGGTCTCGAACCGCCGACCTTCGCCGTGTAAAGGCGTTGCTCTACCAACTGAGCTAAGGACCCAAATTCTTTACTTAGATCTATCTGCAAGATCTTTATAGCCTGCCCAACTAGGGTGTATGCCATCTGTTTGCAATCGTGTAATTGGTAAAACTATGTCACCATTTTCTTTTGCTACTTGTTGTACGATTGCTTGAATATCTTCAATTTTGATATTGCTTTTTGGATGATTGCCTGCTGGCAGTACCCAATACACTCTGTCAGCTTTTGTTAATTGACGAATTGTACGCAACTCGTCCAAAGTCTTTACATATTTGTGATCATTTGATCCCAAACTGATAATAACAGACTTTGCTTGTAATGGAGTATTTTGAATGTTTGTGTTAACCCATTGCTTGCTGTTAATACCGCCTTTGGAATAAGACACGCATTCTTTTCGAACGTTGGACAACCCTACTGCAATACTATCACCTACAATTAAACACTCTAACATAATATCCTCATTAAAAATGGTTGCGGGACTTGGATTTGAACCAAGGATGGCAAAGGCTTATGAGACCTCGCTGGTGACCGGACCCTCCCCGCGATAGATTAACCTGTGCGTTGGATAATATGATATCCAAACTGCGTTTGTACTGGTGAACTGATTTCGCCAACCTTAAGAGCAAATGTTGCATCTTCAAAAGGTTTGACCATCATGCCAGGACCAAACTCACCCAAGTCGCCACCACGGGCACTACTTGGACAACGACTTTTTTGTCTAGCAATGCAGGCAAAATCTTCTTGTGAAGTTAGTTGTGTTTTAACCAATTCAGCTTCACTTAGTGTTTCACATAATATATGACTTGCTTTAACTTTCATTTTTTATCCTCAGTATAAACGTCTAAATGGCATATTCCACGTAGCCTTAAATTTTTCAAATTCTTCTTCTTCTTCAAAGAACACACACATTTTATCGTGGCTCATTGTACATTTAACATTTCTATTCTTCATTTGCCAAAATAAAAAGTCACCATGTACCCTAGGTCTGCGACCTGCTTTTTCATCGTTAATTGAGCAAATTTCAATTTTAATCATTTAAAAACGATCTCAATGCAGTTAAACTGGCTTCAACATCGCCAGTGTGTAGTATAGCAAAACCGCCTTTGGATTGCCATTGTTCAATATTAACTTTTCTATCATCAATTAAAACTTCGCCTGGCTTTGAACGTTGCTGTTTGTCGTCACTGTATGGACCAATCCAAACTGGAATGCCAGGAAAATGTTCCTGTGCCCACAATACTTTATCATAAGCCGCCCAAGGAAAATCGTTGTCTCTTGGCAGTGCAGATAAAAACTTAACGTCCATTCCTTTATTATGTGCTAGATGTAACACTGTTGTTACAAGGTGTTTAGCATCTTTGCATAAGGGAAGATCTCGATAAAAACGTTGATAGTCTAATAGCTTCTCCCAATCCTTACTAGGAAATCTAGTATAAGGAGGATGACTATAGCCAATAATTTCTTCTGCCTTCTTATCAAAGTCAGCAACCACACCATCCATATCTAAATATATTGTAGCCATAACTACCTTTTTAAATTGGCTCCAGAGGCAGGGATCGAACCTACGACCAATTGATTAACAGTCAACTGCACTACCGCTGTGCTACTCTGGAATAAAACTTTATAGGTGCTCTCTGTTGGAATCGAACCAAACTGTCTAACTCCGTATCTTCCTGGCGCTTTCGGTAGTTAGTCGACTTAGTACCTAACTCGCGTTCTCCAGTGTAGTTAAACTTCAAAGAGCATTTATAAAGTGTCTAGCTACCTACACCACATAGGCCCTAAACTGAGCTGTCTACTCTGTCCACGTACTTTTCTATTTAGACAGGTTAGCGTCCCTGACTTTGTGATTTCTCAAGTCGTTCCTAAAGAGAACCTTGCGGTAGATCCAATGCACCGTGCTTATTATGGATAAAGCAATTAACCCCCATTTACTAACGGCTATGGGATGCCGGGTTATTTGGAGCGGGGTAAGAGAATCGAACTCTCAGCATTAGCTTGGAAGGCTAAGGTATTACCACTATACGAACCCCGCATTGTTTGGTGGACCGTCCCGGGATCGAACCGGGGATTGAAGCTTGCAAAGCTACTGTGTTCCCAACTATACCAACAGCCCATATGCTCTGCGAACCCCGGAGGTAATTATACCGCATCAAGCATTAGTCTTTACACTAATACCATCACACACGGCCTCCACCCTCTCCCCGACAGGTTCCGTTCTCGTATTGCCAACGGCCTTTTGGTTTAAAGACTACCACCCGTACATATCACTGTACTTCTCATCCTGCGGGTCACAGTATCTGTTGATTAGACAGAACGTTCTTTGGTCGGAGTACAAGGATTCGAACCTTGGACCCCCTGGTCCCAAACCAGGTGCGCTACCAGACTGCGCCACACTCCGACTAGTACT